ATATATAATTGCAAAAGAAAAACTTTTAGAGGCTGCATAAAATGCCAGAAGCTGCACGTGGAGATTCAGTAGATACTGTGGATACAGTACATCCTGCAACAGGAGACGAAGATACAGATGATAGTTCATTCTGTGACGTAGATCCTATTGACACTACAACCAACGAGTGCAGCGAAAAAGTTTTTGCAATGGGAACAGGTGTTGTTCGTGGAGACAACAAAGTTACTGCTCATCCAATAGGCGGCACCTGTTCTACTCATACTCCAAAATTTAACTCAGGTTCTACTAAGGTTAAAATTGAAGGAAAGAAAGCTGGACGGAAAGGTGATACCTATCTGTGCGGCGCAGAAATAACATCAGGAGCGTCTAAAGTAATTATAGGCGGCTAATTTATATTATGTTTAATCATGTTGAGCACGGCGTGGTGCTTCCCAAATTAACACGCGAAACCACTAAAAGTGGTAGAAAATACTTTACACCGGAAGGTAATGCATATCCGTCAATCACAACGGTTCTCGGTGTATTGAATAAAGAAGGCATTCTTGCATGGCGACAAAGAGTCGGCGAAGCAGAAGCCAACAGAATATCACAACAAGCTGCAACTCGTGGTACTGCGGTACACAAACTTGCAGAAGATTATTTAGATAACAAAGAGGATTGGAACAAAGGTGCAATGCCTTCAAATCTCCAATCCTTTAATGATTTAAAATCTATACTTGACCAACGCTTAAATAATGTTTGGTTTCAAGAAGAGTTCTTATATTCTGATAGACTAAAATGCGCAGGACAGGTTGACTGTATTGCTGAGTTTGACGGTCAGCTTTCTATTGTTGATTTTAAAACATCAAGGAAACCAAAGAAAGAAGAATGGATTACTAACTATTTTATTCAAGCATCTTTTTATGCAGCTGCATTTTACGAACGAACTTCCATACCCATTAAACAAGGTGTAATCTTGATAACTGTAGACGGTTCAGAACCACAAATTTTTAAAGTCAACACTTATGATTATTTAGAGCATTTCATTGCAGTACGAAAAAAGTACAAAGAAATGAAAGAACGCCATTGACATTCATTATGAAATAGATTATATTGATTCTATAAATAAGGAGAATCACTATGACTAAGTTTGATAGAAAAAAGTTTACCTACCACGGCGGATATCTTGAGTACACAGGTACTTACGAAGGTCAGCCAACATGGGATCAAGTTGCTCCTAACTGTCATCCTTCACGCGTAGGTATGCCAAAAGAATTGTTTATCGCTCGCTTTAAGTATAGCGGTGGACCTGTTAAAATGGGTGCTTTCAAAAAGTTCCTTATTAATAACTTCACAGTTGAAGAATATGTTGAAGCTCGTAAAGACGAAGGTATTGACGGTGCTCCGCTTCGTATCTTGCAAAACAAAGGATTTGCTATATGAATATATTTGTGTTATCTGAAGAGCCGCGAGAAGCGGCTCAGATGGTCTGCGACAAACACTGCAGTAAGATGATTATTGAGTCTGGACAAATGCTGTCCACGGCTCATCGTATGCTTGACGGTTACATGGAAAAACGTCCTTCAAAGTCAGGTAAGGTTATGGTTAAGTACTATGTTCATCCTAACAGTAACCTAGAAAATACCTTATATAAAGCAGTTCACCACCATCATCCATGCACAATTTGGTCTATGAAATCAAAGGCCAATTATCTATGGCATTATGAGCACTTTCTCGGGCTTGTAGATGAGTTTCTAGTAAGATACAAAAAGCTTCATATGACTGCAAATAAGTTGACTGAAGTACTTGCTCAGCCACCCGAAAATATACCAGATGTAGGTTTGACAGAATTTCCTCAAGCAATGAATAACTTTCCATTGTGTAAAGTTGCAGGCGATCCAGTCGCGGCATATCGTAAATACTATCATATGACTAAAGACTTTGCCGTATGGAATAAAGGCCGTGAAGCTCCTTATTGGTGGCAAGGTTTTCAAGGATATCCAGCTTGAGATATGTAATCATTGACGAAGAAATGGGAGTATTCCTTGGTACTCATCGTATGCCCGCTCCTGGCGGAAATGGTATACTGAGTATCATGAGAATATTTTCAAAAAATGATATGTTCGGTATCAGCAGGGCATATTCTTTTGATACAAAAAGAGAAGCATTTAAATATATGCAAGCCTTTTTAATTGAGGACTATCCTCTATGTAAAGTTGCGGAAATACATTCTGACGGTCAATATGTTGATGTAGTGGATTTGATTAAATCTGGGTTTACTCAATATACTCATGACATGGTTGACGCTTTGCCAATGTATAACGAAACGATCCACTAAAATAATTTAATTTATTTTCATTTTATTGTTGACATTCTATATAGAATCAGTTATATTATTAATATAACAAATGAAAAGGAATCAGACAATGACAACTCAAGCTCAAAAATTTTGGACGGAAACACCTCTTACAAACGTAGCTAAATTGGTTGCCGTGTATCGTGAATATGCTAAAGATAGCGGCGATCTTTCTGATATGTATAACGAAGATGCTGACGATTTTCACAAAGCTATCAGCTTGTTCCGTCAATCAGATTCCGAAACACTTGCAAACCACGTTCAATTTATGGATACATCACCTCGTGAGGCATTGGTTTTGGCTTTTGCTAAAGACTGTGATAACGAGTTTGTTAAGTCTTACTTTGGTTATGAATTAGCTTAATTAACAGTTGACATTATAATGGAATCAGTATATACTAGTTATATACAAAATGAAAAGGAAAATATACTATGGCACATGAATTGGAAATGATTAACGGTCAAGCTCAAATGGCGTACCGTGAAAGTCAAGGTCTACCTTGGCATGGACTAGGTGTTCCTGTTGGTGACGATATGTCGCCGCAGCAAATGATGGAAGCAGCAGGCCTTGACTGGTCAGTTGAAAAAGTCAACACATTCATCAATTACAACGGTGAGCAAAAAGAAACTGGTCAACAAGCGTTGGTCCGTTCATCAGATGGAAAAATCCTTACACAAGTTGGAACTGGTTGGAACCCAGTACAAAACTCTGAAGCATTTGAGTTTTTTAACGACTTTGTTTCAAACGGAGATATGGCTATGGATACAGCCGGTTCGTTGAAAGATGGCCGTTTGGTTTGGGCTCTTGCCGATGTCCGTGATGGCTTTGAGCTTTTCGGTGGTGATGCCGTTAAAGGCTACCTTTTGTTTTCTAATCCACATGTTTACGGAAAAAGCATTGACATCAAGTTCGTAATGGAACGTGTTGTATGCAATAACACATTGGCTGTAGCTCTTAACGAAAAGAACCAACCATCTGTGCGTGTAAATCACCGTTCAGTGTTTGATCCTGAAAGTGTTAAAGAAATTCTTGGTTTATCTCACAACAAAGTTGAAAAGTTTAAAGAAGCCGCCGAGTTTCTTGGTTCTAAAAACTATGACAAAGAAGTACTTAACCGGTTTATGGCAAAGATCTTTGGAGAGTCGACTCGCGAAGACCGTGATTTGTCGCGAACAGCTGAACGTGCTGTTGAAGTTGTTGAAAACCAACCAGGAGATAACTTCCGCCCTGGCACTTGGTGGAACGCGTATAATGCAGTTACCTATATGGCTGACCATGAACTAGGTCGTTCTGCAGATACACGTATGGCATCTGCTTGGTTCGGAACAAACGCAAAGCGCAAAGTTGATGCGTTAGATCTTGCGTTGGAGATGGCTAATGCTTCGTAAATTTCATAACCATATGAAAAATCTAAAACCTGTTGAAATAGTCCTTTATGGGCTATTTCTAGGTCTAGTAGCAATTTGGCTTGATATGAACTTTATCCCAGGTGGTATATATTAAATGCTTTATCTTTATGGAATTATATTAACTCACATCATAGGTGGCGCTGGATATTTTTATACGCACGGCAACGAATACTTTTTAATTCCAGGAGCTGTATTAATTTTTTATAATATGTATCAGTTTGGAAAGATTTCAGCGTTAATATTGAGTCCCAATTGGACCATTGAGTTAGCGTTTGACGAAGAGTCAACATGGAGAGAAAAGCTTTTGGTGCAAGGCTCAGCTTTAATTACACTTGCGTATCTTTATAAAGCAGGCTATTTCTTTATGGTTGGATTTATGTCATTTTATTCAATTATTGTATTTACTGCGCTGCTTATTACTATATCTAACATCGATATGTCAGAAGGAGACAATGAATGAAAATATTGATCTTTGGGTTGCCTGGGTCAGGTAAAACTTGGCTAGCAGAAAGACTACAAAAGCGTTTGAATTGCGCTTGGTTTAATGCCGATAAAATCCGCGAAATGGCAAACGATTGGGAATTCAGCGAAGCAGCGCGTTTACGTCAAGCTTATCGTATGAAAGGAATTGCCGATTACGAAAAAGAAATGAAACGAACTGTTATTTGCGATTTTGTCTGTCCACTTGAAGAAACTCGTGAAATCTTTGATGCTGACTATACAGTATGGATGGATACTATTAAAGAAGGGCGATTTGGAGATACAAACAAGATGTTTCAAAAACCAACTCAAGCAGATTATCATGTGACTAAATGGTTTGATAACACTGATGAAACTTTAGCTGATGCTGTAGAGCGGCACGTAAGGTTACACGGAAATGTATGATAAACCACAATTTGACTATAAAAAACCAACCACACAAATGTTAGGCCGATGGCAACCTTGGCATGACGGTCACACTGAACTGTTTAAATGCGCACTCGCGGAAACAGGTCAAGTCCTTATTATGATACGTGACGTATTTAATTTTGAAGGAGATGCAGGCGCTGGGCGTACTGCAGCTCAAGATGATAATCCGTTTGGTATGATCCAAGTTGTTGAGAATATCGAAAATGGTTTAGCTGAACACGGATATCACAATGGATTTGAATATATGATTTTAGAAGTACCTAATATTGTTGATATTAGTTATGGCCGTGGTGTTGGATATACCTTTACAGAGCACGATCTTGGTAAAGATATACATGATATATCGGCAACTAAAATCCGTAAACAAATGAGAGAAGAAGGAAAACTTTAATGGAAAGCCCAGTCTTTGAAAAAGGCTACCCTGATTATGATGCTGTTAATCGTAATAATATGGGTGATTTGAAATTTACAACAGCAGGAGATTATTTAATGGCACAAGATACAGCAACAGTAACAGCAGATGAACTTCGCGCATTCATTGAGCGGATTGAGCGTTTGGAACAAGAAAAGAGAGATATCATGGACTCTATCAAGGAAGTTTATGCCGAAGCAAAAGGCAGCGGATATGAACCAAAGGTAATGCGTAAAATTGTCTCAATTCGTAAACGTAACCGTGATGATATTGATAATGAAAACGCAATGACTGAAATGTATATGGATGCTCTAGGAATGTAAATTCTGTTGAAAAGATATAAAAAAGGGGAGCTGAAAAGCTCCCCAATTAGTTTGTGGTAAGTTAACCTTACTTCTTGTTATTAAAACAAGTTGCTTACAGTTACACGACGGTAGTAAACGTTTGAGTCTACAGTCAATGCGCCGTTGCCTTGTGAAGCGCCAGCTGAGAACGGGTTAGAGACCATGCCGTAGCGAGTCTTAAATCCGATTTTTGGCTGGAAGCTGTTTTCACCAACTGCGCGAACCATCTGCAACGGTACGTATGGGCAATAGAAGATACCTGCATCGAAAGATGAAGAACCTTTATAACCTACAACCATGTAGTTAGCTCCGGCATATGGATCGATGTATACTCTGTAACGACCGTTCAGAACACCGGCGAATGTATTGCCTGTGTCATCTACGTCAAGTGCATTGCTGTTCAATGCTGGAGTATAATCAAGAACACCTGCCATTTGCAATGCGGATGCAACATCGGAAGAACAGATAACCATGTTACCTTTACCACGACGTGTACCTTTTGCAATTGCGTTTGCTTCTTGCTCGATTTGGAACATCAGGCCTTTGAATTTTTCAACTGACCAACGACCATTTGCATCAACATCCAGATCAAAAGTACCTGGAGTTGCTGTACCGGCTGCGCCGAGTACCGCGTTTGTGTAAATAGTACGAACCAATTCGCGGTTGATTTCAACCAAGATTTCTGATTGCAGAATGTTAGCCAATTCTGTTTCAGCATCCAAACCGTGTACGGCTTTAAGATCCTGAGCAAGCTCAGCTGTGTATTCCGCTTTCAACTGGCGTGATTTCGCTGTTACGGAAACCTTCTCGATTGAGAATGCCATTTCGTTGAAGTTGGCGTCTGATTCAGCATCTGCAGTAGCAAGGCCCGTACCAGTTGTAGTAACTGTTGAGTTGGCTGAACCCAATGCTTGTGCATGAGTACCTGTACCTGAGAAGTCTGTATCAGCTTCGTTATAAAATACTTCGTTAGCCGCAGCTTGCGTAGTATGTGTTGAACGCATTGCGAAGATCAAGCCTGTTGGGCCAGTCATCGGCTGAACACCAGCGATGTCATATGCGATCAAGTTTGGCATTGCACGACGTACCAATGAAATTAGGATTGGGTCGTAACCTGCAGTTGGACCAGCAGCAGTTGAGTCTGCGCCGAAGCCACCTGTGCCTGCGTCGTTTACATGAGTTGCTTCAGACAAAAGCGAAGTCATGTTTGCACTCAGATCACCTTCAGATACTAGAGCTTTTTGAGTATTCTCTAGAACAGTTGCAGTGACCGATTTACGGTGCTGATCTTTAATGTTTGCAAAAGAGTCGTGCTCCAGAACTGGGCCCCACTTTTCTACAAGCGCTTGATAGTTTGACTGAGTCATATCTTTCTATCTCCTTGTTTATTGTTTGTTCGTCTAGGATTATTTATAAAGTTAAGGTTTTCAAATTATTTCTTCGCAAAAGCTGCGAGAAGAGCATTGATTGACGGATCTTCAGAAGCTGGTTTAGCAACAACTGTTTCCTCAGTCAAGATTTCTTCTTCGTCGTCTTGAGCTTCCTCTGCAACCACCGGTTTGGATTCTGCAAAGAATGATTCTTTAAGAGTATTTAGATTATCTGTATACTCATCAACGTTTTCGAAGTCAAGCTTTTCGGAAAGTACTTTCAGACGCTCGGCTTGTGTTAGCGTAAGTCCTTCAGTCATTTCGTTAAAAACTTTTTCAGCCTTCAGAGCCGAGATCTCTTTTGCAAGCGCAAGATTTTCATCAATACGTTTGTTTGCATCGTCGGTCATTTCTCCAACTTTCTCTTCAAGTCCTGCAACCACATCAACGACTTCGTCGTCTACTGCAATGTTGTGCTCAGTGAAAAGATCCTTCAGGCCGTCCATTAACGATTCTGCCATATCGACCTTAATACCGGATTCGATGGCGAGTTCGTTTTCTTTCATCCACTCTTCTACGACGTAGTCGAGATATGAATCAAGATTCTCAATAATAGTGCTTACAGTTGAGTCGACTGATTCTTGCATTTCTGCGTCAACTTTAGCTGCA